TCACGTACACTATCTTTCGTGTACAACATGTCTCCTTGTAGCACGTACCCTTCTATTCCGATGTTCTTTAAAGCTTTGAAAGCAGTTTTCAATTTCTTTCTCAACTGACTTTTGTCCTGTGTTGAATCACCTCGTTTCACGTCTCCGTGATTACGATTTATATCCGTGATACGTTTGTTCATTTTTGGAATTTTACCAAAAACTGCTTTAGTACCTACGAAAAATTTACCATCAGCTGGATCCGTCCCAGCGAATATAGCCGGAGCACCATCCCATTTTGTCGTGATATCCACAGGTTCAGTTGCGTGTCCTTGCAAGGTGTCTAACAATCCTATATACATGCTCAATGCACGTTCCACACCTGCTGTTCCATGATTTATCAATTCATCTTCAACATGCTCCAGGTGAGTGTTTTTACTCTCTACATGAAGTAAATATTGTTTGAACGAGTACATAACATTATTTATGCTCGTTAACCAGCTACACTTATACCTATACCTTTGTTTCGTGTATCTACACCTGGATTTGACACAAATATACCAGGGTTGTTGTTGAGTTGTTTGTAAACTTCCTTGAATTTTTGACCAGTATCGTGTGTTGGTTCAAATTTTATATTGGCAGCTGCTAGTGTACCGGTGTTCAACACGATTATACGTTCAAAACCGTGAGCTGACTGATAGGATGTGGCCATCAATGCTGCTTGTAATCTTTGCAGGTTAACTTGACCAATTGTTTTTGTTTTACCTTTTTGCGCAGGTTTCAGGCTCGTCAATTGTTTCACCAGATCTGAATTTTTAAATATTTCTTCGGCAGCGCTGGTTAATGATGCTACAGCACCAGCGTCCATCTCTTCTGTTCTCATCTCAACAAATGCTTCTGCCATCTCTCGGGCGGTCATGCCCCAGTCATGGTTGAACATGTATTGAGTGCTGCTCTGCCAGTTGTAGTCAGTTTTTGTTTCATTTGTGTTGATCAATTGGTCCAGTAGGTTGAGCACCGCTTGTGTGTTCTCTTTACTAGATTTTGTCAGTGGTAGAAAAGTGTACTGAGCAGCTGCATCAAACGCGGTCTGAATATTATTAACGGCAAGTTTTGGATCAACTACTGATTTAGGGTCTTCTAATGATTCTAAGTTTTTATCCAATTGATTGTATGTTCCTTCGATCTGTTCTATAATCTCTGGAAGCTTACTAGCCGCCTTTCTCATGGTTGCAAAGTTTTTCCTAGCAGCAGTTGCTTTGATTGCAATTTTTGCGCGTATTTGTGGTACTTCAGCTTGAGAGAAGTGCTGACCTGTACCGCGGTCGTTTAAGATGTTCAAGTATTTATTACCCGGTGTGGTGAATATAGATTTTGTGTAGTCGCTGCTGCCCAATCGACCACCGTCTCCTTTGATTTCTAATTCCATACCATCAAGCATCAAATCACCTACATCACCTTTTGTAGCGTTGGTGAACATGCTCAAGCTGATCTCACCAGGACCTACACTGACAGTCGCTATTTTAGGTTGTACTTTGTAAGTTAGGTCTTTGAATAGTTTGTTGAAGTTTTTTGTTAATCTACCCGCTAGTGGATCAACCGCATGCATCAAGTTCCATGTACCATTTTTATTTATACAACTCTCTAGCTTGCCTAATGTTCCGTTTTTCTTCTTCTCTACAAGCTTGTTTAATACTTGTACATCAATGTCATGCTGTAAAAATATTTCCAATACTATGGTGTCGATATCTGAAATCTCTTCCCATTTACCCAACCGTAACAACTGCTTCACCAAGCTTTCAACACCACCGTCCGCTTTACTCAACACCAGACGTTTCAATTTCTGATACTCATCATTAGTGACTGCCCCAAGATCTTCTTGTTCACCGGTCTCAGGTACACCGATTATGCTTACATTTTCTTGTATTTGTCGTGATTCTGTGTATACATCTACAAGTGATTTATACTTGAAAGGTTTGGATGGTTTGTTGAAGTTCATACATCAGATATATTAACGTCACTATACTGTTTCATCAAGTTAACAAATTTATTTAACATGCTTTTGCTATTCTTCTCGTTGATACTGCCCATCAACTCACGTACAGAATCTACCCGATCTTCGTTCTCTCCCCGGGTTTGTTGTGCATTTATTACAGATATTACATCTTGCTTGACCTGATCAGCATTCTCTGCATTGATTTCAGGTTGATCTAGTTTGTTGAGAGTAGATAGATCTGAGTCTTCTATATTGATAACAAGAGCTTTGAGTAACAATCTAACAAGTGTAACTTCAGCTGCCGGACTAAGTGCAGATTTCTCTGGGCTAGCATCTGGTTGTTCACCGGCTCCTGGAGCCACTGGAGCAGCCGCGGCAGGATCTACTGGGGCCATGGCAGCGGGGTCCATTGCTGGATCTGGTTGTTCATAAATCAGATCCTCAATTAACTGGTTAAACTTCTTCAACCTTGCCCGGATTCGATTTTTTTAAGCTTTTTGTTGCTAGCGTTAGTCTTGGTAGTGTGATGCTGTGTCTCTGCTTTAGCTAGTTTTTGACGTGCAGTTTGAGCACCCATGTTTGCGCTATGAGCTTCATCCTCTGCTTTGTCAGTATACTGCTTGTGCATCTCGAGATCCTCCTTCTGCTTTTTGTTATCATCCTCTAAAGGATCACTTTCATCATCAGCTTCCAGAGCGATACCAAGTCGCTTGTATTGATCTTCAATAATTTGTTCGAAACGTCTCATGCTATTATTTATGCTGTAAACTAGGTTTTTTCTATATAAACACTTGTTTGTATTGCTGATCTTCGAAGAATTTCTGTTTGATCCCTTTGAGACCCATCTTGTTGACGAATTTATACAATTTGTACAAATCACGAGGCGTATTATTATCAATTGAGCTCAACAGCTCTATAGTATCACCATCGCGTGATTTGACACGTTCGGTAAGTATTTCAAATTCATGATCATATATAATAGATTTTATACCTAGAATATTTTTGAGTTTATTAAACTGTTTGAGTACAAAAGTACTTAAATCTGTTTTCTCGGATATATACTTGTTCAATTCACCGTGATTGATACATTCCGGGCAAACAACAAAAACTGGTTGCTCGAGTTGTGTTTTGTTCTCGATAATATATTGACATAAGCTATCTATTATATAATGTGTCACAGCACATGTTGCTGTTTTAGTGAAATCGAGACTATCTTCAATCAACAAATTAAGATCATACAACTCATTAATGACGACTGGCTCAACTTGCTCCGCGAATATCGCATTATAGTTTATTAGATTTAAGTTATATTGATCTACAACGGTATTTCTCAGCACGGCTTTTATATTATAACCACTCAGATCCTAATTGCAACACTCGTTCTGCATTTTTTTTGAAAAAAGTCTCAAAGTTGCAAATTATAAACTCATTCTTGTATACATGGAAGCTTTCCGGAAGCTCGAAATACTCTAAATGTTCATGTGAGAAGACGACACAAGTGTCACAGTAATTTATTTTGAATGTTAGGAACCATAATTTGGATGTGTCTTTCGCTTGTGATATCCAATCTTCAAGCTGCTTGTTGGTTGAGAATAAACTTTTCCATGAAAAATCTTTGTATGTCTTGCATTCAATCTTCATGTGATGCAATTCTTCCGGTACAATCAAGTCACCTTCGGTCAACAGTTGCTGACTCTTCGATAATCTAGCTAACCGTGATGAATTTTTACCACCGACAAACGCGCCACTGTTAGGTACTCGTTCGAAATTTAAATTGAAAATCTCTGATAATCGATCTGCAACCGCACGCTCTCCGCGGTTACCTTTGCTCTTACTTGCACTAGGCATGTATATATTTACAGCGTTCTACTTAAGTTTCTACGTTGTATTTTAATTTGCTCTCGTTTAATTTTTTTAGATTTACGTTTCTTTTTTTTACGCTTTTTACGCTTTTTCTTGCTACCTAAAAGATCCGGTATTCTTGCATCTCCAGGGGCATAAAAATCACTTCCACCTGGAAACATACCACCTTGGTCCCCACCAGCTCCAAAAACACCTCCACCACCACCACTGGTCATGCCAATTTCTTCTTGTATTAATCTAGTGAAGTATTTGTTGAATAAACTCATATTGATTATTGTATAAATATATACTATAATAAGTATTTATGGACACTCTTGAAAATTACATTATAGAACTTGAAAAAGATGTCAAATTGGATCAGTTTAACATTAGAGACTGTCAAATGAAACTACCGGCATTCAAACACAAATGGGTGGGTAGACTCATGAGGCACAAATTTGAGATCGTAAGATTGAATCAGCAAAAATACGCTCTGAAAAAGAAAGTGGCTGAAAAAATACAAAGCAGCACCACATACAAAGTGACCAAGCCTGTAGCTGAAAAAGCAGCTGCCAATCATGACAGCATTGTAGACATAACACACCGTATAGAAGAGTTGAATGTGCTGATAGAGTTTCTAGAAAAAGCGGAAAGAATATTATCAAGCATGACATATGACATCAAGAATCTAGTCGAGATCATGCGATTAGAAACGACGTGAGCAAGCTCATCCAGTTCGACTGGGAGCATACCAAAGGTGTTGCAACCATCAAATGTGAACCAGAATTATTCGGTCATATAAGAGAACATTTCAGTGTACCTAACGATCAGTATAGATTTCAAAGAAGGTTTGCTAGATACACGCCTAAACGATTGTATGCTATAACTCCTACCGGTAGATTCTCTCCTGGTATATTTTATGAACTCAAACGATTTGTACAAGATACATACAAAGATGTTGCATTTGCATACAATCAAAGATTTTTACAGAACATAAGACCTAGCTACGATATAAAGGATCTAGCTAGTCTCAAACTCGACTTGAGAGACTATCAACAAGACATAGTGAGACAATGTCTCAAAATCGGTAGAGGTGTTGTTGTTCTTGCCACCGCTGGTGGTAAAACACTTACAATGGCATGTTTGATAGAAACAGTGTTCAAGAAAACTGAAAAACCAGATCAATTCAAATGTCTTGTAGTTGTACCTACTCTAAATTTAGTACATCAGACATGCCAAGATTTCGAAGATTACAATGTATCATATAGTACATGTAAATGGACAGGTAATGAACCATTGGACCCTACCGCAAACATAGTCGTAGCAAATGTAGGTATACTGCAAAGTTCAAAAACAGATCTAGATTGGACAAAATATATTGACATGCTTGTTGTAGATGAAGTGCACATGCTGAGAAAAGGTAACAAAATAAACAAACTAGTCAAAGATATAATAACACCAAACAAGTTCGGACTCACTGGTACCCTACCGGAGCCCATGCTAGATCAATGGAACATATTTGGGTTGATAGGTCCTAAGTTGTATGAAAAAAACAGTAAAGACTTGAGAGACGAAGAGTTTATAGGTAAAGTAAAAGCTAAAGTTATAAAATTAGAACATGCATCTAAACCAGAACCATGTGAAAATCCTAATGATAAGTACCGTAAAGAGATAGAATTTATAACCAAAAGTGAGTTTAGGAATAAATTACTTGGACGTTTGTGTAAAAACATTGATAACAACTGTTTAATAATGGTTGATTATATAGAACATGGTCAATTGATATATGATCAAGTTGTGGAACAGAACCCTGATAAACAAGTATATTATATAAGAGGTGATGTAGAAATTAACGAACGAGAAAAAATCAGAGGTTTGATGGAAGAAAATGATGATGTTCTGATCATTGCAATTTCAAAAATATTTTCTACCGGAATAAACATTAAAAATTTACATTATATAGTGTTCGCTGGTGGTGGTAAAGCTAAAATAAAAATAATTCAAAGCATAGGAAGAGGTTTAAGATTGCATAAAGGTAAAAAAGAGCTTATAATTATAGACATAATGGATCAACTTACATACGGTATCAAGCATGGAGACAAAAGAATGAATTTATATGATGAAGAAAAAATCAACTACAACATCTCAACCATCCAAGAAAAGAAAACGGGCTAGCCGTAAGGATACAAACACATATGTGAACCAAGCTGAGTTCATGGAAGAACTTAAGCAGTACTATGATAGTAATGTAATTAGTGAACAACTAGCTACATTTATAAAAAAAATAGCTGAAGGACTATCTTATGCGCCTAATTTTATAAACTATACTTATAAGGATGAGATGGTAGGTGATGCTATACTCAAAATGATACAGGCATTAGAGCATAAAAAATTTGATTTGGAAAACCGGGACAACCCATTTGGTTATTTCACAACAATAGCCTTCCATGCATTTATAAACCGCATCAAAAAAGAGAAGCGACAGAGACAAGCAATAAATGATTATCAAGAACAGATGTATCAAGAATTATTGACCTCTGAAGCTCAAAAGTCTGGAAATCACGTGTACATAGCGGATAATACAGACGACGATGATAATTGATCAATTTCAGTTCAAGCAAGATCAAGTCTGTTGTATTTCTGATATACATATAGGGGTACATCAGAACAGTCAGATGTGGTTGGATATATCTGACACGTGGTGTGATTGGTTAATAGAGACATTATCTTTTTACAAGATAAAGGATATAGTCATTTGTGGAGACTTGTTTCACTATCGTGATGAAATAGCCGTCAATACTATGCATCATGTTTCTGATTTTTTATTAAAACTTAAAAAATTTAACATAATAATGCTTGTGGGTAACCATGATGCATTTTATAAAGACCGTTCCGACGTAAATTCCATGTCGCTACTACAGGGATGGCCAAACATCGCAGTAGTACAAAACAACTATCATTTGATGCAACACGGAGATACAAAACTCTGTTTTGTACCTTGGGGAGTTTCTGAAGAAACATTACCGCGGTGTGACATAATGTTCGGTCATTTTGAAATAGAAAATTTTTACTTAAACTCAAGTTTTGTATGTAAACATGGAGTTAAATCTAAAACATTATTAGACAAGTGTGATCTTGTTGTGAGTGGTCATTTTCATACAAGAGAGGAAAGAGAGTATTCAAACGGGAATATTGTATATCTAGGTAACCCGTATCAGATGGATTTCGGCGACACAAAGCAAACAAAAGGGTTATATCTAGTCAATTTGTATGATAAACAATATGAATTTGTACCAAACAATATATCACCTACGCACGAAAAAATAACTTTATCAGGTTTAGTGGAGCATGGTGATATAGATGAAGAGATAATAAATAGGATAAAAAATAATATTGTAAGGTTTGTAGTAGATAAAAATATAGCACCTGATGAAATAGATCAATTATTAAGATTGCTCAGCTCATACAAACCGTTAGTCATGACGACCGATTATAATATAAATTTTGATAAATTTGGTTTAGAAGAAGGAGAGGCTGATCTCTCTGGAGTGAGTATATCATCAGCTATTGAAGAGTTTGTTAACTTATTGGATGTTGACAACAAGAAGAAAATAATACAATATACAACAGAGCTGTACAACCGTTGTAAATGAAATATATACAGTTTAAAAAATTAACCATAAAGAATTTCCTATCTGTAGGGGAAACCCCGGTTGTTATTGATTTCAAACCAGGTCTCCATATAGTGACAGGTATCAATAAGGATAAGGTAGATAGACGAAATGGCGTAGGTAAGAGTACAGTAGCTGATGCACTGTACTTCGCTTTATATGGTAACACATTAAGAGAACTAAAAAAAGAGTTTATATCTAACAACATTTCCTCCGGTAAGTGTGAAGTCGCGCTAGAACTGACAGTTACACATAAACAAAAATCAGACGATTATAAAATAGTACGTTTATTAACCCCTACAAAATGTTACATATATAAAAATGGAGAAGATTGTACCAGAGACACAATAGGAAACACAACTGACTACATAAACAATCTGATAAACACATCAGAGGAAGTGTTCCAAAATTGCGTGTTGATGACTGTAAACAACACAATCCCGTTTATGGCTAAAAAACGCCTAGATAAAAGAAAATTTATTGAAGGTATATTGAACCTAGAGGTTTTTAGTGATATGATAAACTTACTTCGAAATGAATATAATGAAAAAAGAAGAGAACTAGAGACGGAGTGTACCATCAGAGATGAAGTAGAAAATTCTCTTAGAGCATATCAAGAACAAAAAGCTTTGCACGATAGTAACAAAAAACAAAAGCTAGAAAAATACAAAACTAGACAAAAAGAGAACGCTACAGAATTATCCCGAGTAGATGAGAAGATAAAAACAATTAAAGTGTTGGACTCAACAGAATTTGAAACAAAAATAGAAGTGCTCAACTCACGTATGGTTACGTGTGAGAGCAAAATTCAAAAATGTACATCTAGTGTTGTAGAGCAAAAAACAAATATATCTTTATATAAAGAACAGTTGTCTACATTATCTGGAGTTAGCTCAGAACCTGTTTGCCCTACATGTCTGAGAAAAATAAAAACAGATGACAAAGATCACATCAATCAAGAAAAGGAAAAAATTAAAAACAAAATACATGAGTGTAAGAGTATTATAGATAAACAACTAGCCGAACATAAAGAATTAGTATCAGTTAAAAACGTGTTATTGGAACGTGTTGATAAAAACAATCAAATGATTTCCGAATCAAAACTAATTGTAAAAGAGGTTGAGAATTTAGAACAACGTAAATCGCAATTAGAGTCATGGCAACAAGAATTAAAACAAGATATTCAAGAATTAAACAATACAACAACTCAGTTTGATAGTGTGTTAAGCGATACGGTGTCGCGGTTGGATACGATCAAACAAAATATACAAAAACTTAAAGAAAATATAAAGGATTTAGATGTTGTCAAGTTTGTTGTATCTGAAGAAGGTGTTAAGTCATATATTGTTAAAAAAATATTAGAACTACTCAACAGTAAGTTATCATACTATTTGAAAAAAATGGATAGTAACTGTATTTTGTTTTTCAATGAATATTTTGAAGAACAAATTATCGACGATAAAGGTAAGATCTGTAGTTATTTCAACTTTAGCGGTGCAGAGAGAAAAAATATAGATTTAGCTTGTTTATTTACATTCATGGATATTCGTCGTTTACAGGGTGACGTCAGTTTCAACGTCAGTGTATATGATGAACTATTTGATAGTAGTCTAGATGAAAAGGGTGTAGATTTAGTTGTAGATATATTAAATGAAAGACTAAGTAAGTACAATGAATGTATGTATGTTATATCACACCGGAAGGAGAGTATCAATTTCACCACACAGAATGAACAATCACCCGGAGAAGTTATATTCCTGCAAAAAGAAAATGGTATAACTACTCGAACCATATTTGATTTAGAAAAGTATAGTATATAAAATGTTTGTAAACCCATTCACACCAACTAAGACTCCTACTTTTGGGTCACTACCATTACCAGCTGAAAGACAAAAATTACCTGCCCCACCAGATCAGGAATTATCAAGATATCTAAATTTTATAGCAGACTATACAGGGTGCGGTCACTGGAGAATGTTATGGCCGGAACAAGTATTAAATGCATACCGACATTGTGTTATGCAAAGCTCAACAGTAATGATTACCGACCCTAAACACTTTCATGGTGTGACTTGTGTTAGAGTTCAAAGACAAGCAAATGAATCTCAAAAACAATATTTGAGATTTTTAAAAGAACAAATGGGTGTGAGACTAATCTACGAAATAGATGATATAGTGTTCGGAGAAGATATTCCTATGTGGAATGCATTCAGAGATGCTTTTACAGATAATAAAATTAGAACCAATATACAGGATATGATGGAGTATTGTGATGAAATGACAGTCACGTGCGATGCAATGAGAAACTATTTCCTGTCAAAAACAAAACAAAAAAATATCACAGTTATACCTAATTACCCTACCCGGACATGGATTGATAGGTTTTATGACCCTAAAAAAATAAGCATTAGATTTGATAAAAATATAAAAAAACCACGTATAATGTACGCTGGTAGTAGTTCACACTTTGATTTACAACAAAAAAACAACTTACAGGATGATGTCACACATGTAATTGAATCAATAGAAAAAACTATTGATAAGTATCAATGGGTATTTCTCGGAGGTTTCCCGATACAATTAAAAAAATATGTAGACAACAAAAAAATAGAGTTTCATAAATGGGTTCATCTACATGAATATCCATATAAAGTGAACCAACTTAATATAGATGTGATGGTAGCGCCACTAGCAGATAATGTATTTAACAACTGTAAGAGCGAGATAAAATTTTTAGAAGCAAGTGCTCTAGGAATACCAATGGTAGCTCAAGATATTGTCACATATGATAGATGTAAAAATAAATTTGAAACAGGTGGGCAGATGATAAATCAAATACAAGAAGTATTATCTAACAAAAAAAATTACATGACATTATGTGAACGTAATTATAGTATTGTTAATAACATGTGGTTAGAAAATGAAAATAATAGACAAAAATTTGCCGAACTATATAAATATCCATATGGCCATCGAGAAAGAACTAACATAAATAAAATAAATGACCACTAAAAAAACAACTAAAAAGGCTGTGAAAAAGGATCAACCTGAGCAAGACTTACTTTCTGAAAGTATTGAATTAAGCCAAGCATTTATTAATGAAATTGACAACCTAATGTCATCCAAGCTATCAGTTAATCAAACAGGTAAAATATTAGCAGATATAGTATCTAGCTTTTCAACACAAGTAGAAGATATCAAGCAACGCAGTACTTGACATTTGACTACTATGTTTCTATAATGTAATAGTGTATAGAAACGTAATATATGATGCAAAAAATGAACTGTGCAAGCTGTTCACATGGGATAAATCCGGTACACGTGTGTGTTATGACATGTCCTTCAACCCATATGTATTTTATGAGACAAACGGTAAAAGTAACGGAACGAGTATATTCAATACACCGGTAAAGAAACGTTCGTTTAAAACACAATACGATCGTTACAAGTTTGTAAAGGATTGTGGTGTCACGAGAGTATTTGAAAACATTCCAAGTGAGCAACAATTCTTGATAGATCAATTTTGGGAACAGAACGAAAGCAAAGAGTTCACTCAACACCCTCTCAAGATACACTTTATAGACATTGAAACATACAGCCCAGATACATTCCCGGACGTCGATAATCCCACTCACCCTATAAACGTAATAACTGTTTATGACTCCATACATAATAAATTTTTCTCATGGGGAACAAAAGCTTATGAAACTACCAACATCGGTACAAACAACAGCAAAATAAACAAACAAGATATCGTATATTATCACTGTCAGACCGAAGTGGAGATGTTGAGAAGGTACATTGAGTTTACAAAACGTGATTACCCTGACATTATAACTGGTTGGAACAGTGAGCTGTTCGATATACCATACATAGTGTGTCGCATGGGACGAGTCTTAGATGAAGATGAATATAAACAGCTCAGCCCAGTTGGTGATGTATTCTGTAGAGAAATAGCCGGTCAGTTTGGTAAATCTCGTTTCAGATGGTACATAAGAGGAGTGGCTAGCTTGGACTATCTCGACATAT